TTACTTCAATAACAATTCCAGAACCAGTTGATTTGATAAAGCTTGGTAAACTAGGGTCAACACCACAGCTTACTATGTTTTTTAATTCTTGTTTAAGAGCTATTTTTATTTCACGTTCAATATCAGATAATGAATGTGTTAAAATATCGACAACAGTTAACACCAAAGCCTCATATCCTATTAACGATTTAATAAGGTCTGTTAAAAAAGTAATTGAATTACCGCCATTATTTATTGATGGGAATGATGAACTAAGTTTAAGTTTTGGTAAACCATCTGTTAGTGTTCTTGCAGCAGCTATGTTTCCAAAAATTTTTTTCTTTTTGTCGATTATGGACATAATTATTCTTTTTCAAAGTCTATTATATTATCTTTGTTTTTAATCATGTTTCTAATTGATTGGAAATCGCTAGTCGATGCGGCCCCACCACTTCTTTGAGTAACTGCTGTTTCTATATCACCACGACTTTTAAGTATATCACTTTGTAACTTTGCTAACTCTAATTTAATCTTGATTCCAGAATCTTTTATTTTCAATAAATCAGCTTTTCCTTTAGCAACTTTAGTTAATTCATCAACATCTTGTGGTGTTGCACTTGTTGATAGTTCGTTTATTGTTTTTTGAGCATCATTGATTTGCAAACAAGCATCATTATATGTTTCTTGCATAAGACCTTCTAACGAGTCTACATTGTTTACCTTTACATCTTGTTTCTTTTTTCTTGGCATGATTTCTATTTAACTATAAATACATATTAAAATGATTTTTATTGTTATTTTTCTACAAAATCACAAGTTTTGTAATTTTTTTACAATCCATTATGTTTAAGAAATCCATAAAGCTCTTTATAGCGTTTCATAGCTAACCTAATATCTTTTGTTGATAAATTAGTGTAGTTTCTCATAGTTTCTAATACTGAATTTTTATTGTATTTAGACCCACCATTCATTGATTCGAATGCTGTTTCCCAATTTTCAAGTATTTCAATTAGAGCGTATCCTACTTTTTTCTCGTTATCGTTTAATTTTTTTTTATTAGGTAATAATTCATCATTTAATTCGTTTCTAATACCATTAGACAAATTTTTAATAAAATCATCCATTGAAAAAGTATCACCATCTATAACATAGGCTAAATCTTCTCGTTCTTCAATACTTTCAGATATGTCTTCATATGAAGATGTTTGTTTTAAGTATTTTTCATCTTTCTGTAATAAGCCAATAATATAATGCTTACATATTGTTCCAAAATATGAATATGCTTTTTTCCCTTTAGTTGTATCAAACTTATGTATCTTTGTAATTAAAAATGAAACAGTATCTCCATGCAGTTCTTCAAATGTTTCACCTTTTCTGTATAATTTATATCTTCTGATAATGGCCTCTATCATTTTATCTAGAGGTGCTTTCAACCATTGATTAAAGATTAGGTTACGTTCTGATTCGTCTGTTGATGAGAGAAACTTTATAACTGCTTCCTCTTCATTTGGACCAAAGTACATTTCATTTTTCCTCTTACGTCCTCGTTTAGTAACCATTTATCCATTTTGAACTTCATATGTTATTTTTCTATCTTTTTGGAAATAGTACTCTTTTTTTGCGGCTGATAACCACCATCTAGCCTCAACTGGGTCTATTGTTTCTCTATAATTAGCGAATAATGACCCCGGTCTTTGATTCACGTGTTTATATCCAAATCTAGGTATTACCATAACCTTAGCTGATTTGAATGTCATACGTAATAAAAACTCGTATATAAACATTAATTTAATACTAGATTTAATCCCACCAAATTCTTCGTACACTGATTTTCTGATTACCATTCCATCTATGTTAAAGTTTTGATAAGCTAACAATGCGTTAGTATCTAACATACCTAATTCATCTGAAAAACTATTTGCCCAAACAGCTTCATTTGTAAATCCTATGAATTGAGAATTTCCGTCTACATCAACAATTATAGGTAGAAATATATCTACATTATCATGTGCTTTTTTATATTCTATAACGTTTTTAAACCAAATCTTAGCGTATTCATCATCATATTCAAGAATGCTAAACCAGTCTGATTTAGATATTGATACACCATAATTAACTTGTGAGGCAAAATCTGTTTCACCTTCATTTTCGGCAATAACCACTGATGGTTTTAAATCACCAAAATCAAATTCTTTCATATATGAGCTAACTTCGCTATTCTTAGGAACAACTATAATTAATTCATCAGGTCTTGCTATTTGTTCTTTAACACTAAGTACAGCGTTAGCGAATAATTGTTTTGTTTCTTCGTTCAATTCATGAACAGGAAGTATAACCGATATATTGTTTTTTTCTTGCATTTTTATTAAGCATTAATTGTTTTAGAAAGTTGTATTTCTAAATTAGATAAAATATTATTTAATTCTCCTTTTCTATTTTCAAATATCCCAGCATAAATATTTGCTAGAATTTCTTTTTGTTTTTCTGGAGTATATAACCCTTTGCTTTCTGCCATACCTTCTTTTAAGTCAATTGGTGTTGAATCTTCTAACCATAACTTTATGTATGTTGCTATTAGCTCTGGGATGTTGATTGTTGTATTTGTCCAGACACCATTGTTTCTTATTACTAAGTTTCCAGCATCATCTTTTGTTTCCATCCATTCTGGTATAAGATTTGGCATCTTACCAATAATAGGTGTATTACATTCAATGGCCTCTAATGGGAATGTACCAAAACCAGCTGTATCGTCAATCCAAATTGCTAAACAAGATTTTCCCAATTCAACTGCAAATTGTTGTCTTGATAACCCTCTTAATTCTTTAAATGTAATCCATTTATATATTGGATATTGTAAGTAAAATGATTTGGCAATCTTAGCAGCATCACCTTGATTTCTAGTATGTATTGCTACAACTGGAATCTTAGGTTTATCGCTGTCTTTGAAATAATTTGGGATTGAAACTGGGATTATATGTGTTCTTATTGATGGGAATAAATTACTCAAATATTGTGCTTGTTTAATACTTGTTGTTATTACATCATTGAATCCGAAATCGGTATTCCATCTTTTTCCGATAGGTAATAATTCAAGTAAATAATCATAGCTTTGTGAGAATACAAGTTTTTTACAAGGAAATTGTTTTACTTGGTCCATAATATTTGCGAAAATTTCAGGAATTATAATAAAATCAGCTGGACTGACACTAAGTTTTTGACTCTCTATAGATACGTGTGGCAATGAAGCATATTCTTCTCCAAGCCATTCTGCAATACCATTACCATTTTCATCTGCTTTAAGCTTATAATCATTTTTTTCGTGAAGTATATTAGCTTTATATCCTAATTCATTAAGTAATTTAACATGTTCATAGATATTAGCAATACCAGCTGTTGGATTACCTTTAGTATCTAACGTAAAGAAATATAAATTAAAATCTTTATTGTTTAAATTTTCAATAACACTTTTAAGTTGTTCTATTTGTTGTTTTTGTTCTTCCATTTTTATTGGGTTTTATTTTGTTATTCTTTTTCTTTTATTATACCATAATTGTATAGCGTATTAAATGCTAATTTAAATGATAATGGTGTTTTGGCCAATGCTCTATCAGCTCCTAATGAATCATCCAAGTCTTCATCATAATCAATCAAAACTTCTAACATAAGCCTAATAATATCATATTTAGTCCCATCGATTTCTTTGCCTCTATCACTAATTTTTTCAAGTTTTTCTTGACCAAGTAAATTATTTGATTCATCTGTTACTGTTTTAAATTCAACAACAATAACCTTATCTGTAGGTTTATAACCCACTGGTGTGATGGTTTTGTCTAACGCATCCATATCTATATAGTATTCTATTCCTCCAAATTCTATCATAATTATAATTCTTCGTAAGTTGTTATTTTTGTGTTTAGAATTCTATTTCTAAGTTCTTCATCTCTAATAAAGTCTAATATTGAATCTATTTCATAATCGGCTGCAATGTTTTTATTATAAGATGCTTTTACCTTAACACTAATTTTACCTAATGG